TTCTACTGGGTGTCCGGGTTCGGCAGCTACTGGCCATTCATCAACATGATGAACTATCTCTACGAGACTTATCACCCAATCGAGGCAGCCTTTGATGCCACTGGTATTCAGAAGGCCTTCGATGAGCTTGGTGTTCTGGACGCGAGCAAGTTGTGGCTTCCCCTGGACTTGCACGGACTGAAGATGCACATGGTTCTGTGTCTCAAGGTGTTGATGGGCAAGGGAATGGTCAAAATGCCCAAAAGCCTGTATAGTATATGGAATCAGCTTCTGATGTGGCATATGCCCGACAAGGTGCTGCGCCAAGATATAGCGTCTACGCTATTCATGATTGGATTCTTGCTGAATCAGTTCTTGCCTAGGGGCATAGCCAGCGATGAGGATGTAGACTTCGAGACTCGCATTGAGGAAACAGATCGCTGGGGTCGCGTTCGAGCGGTAAGGGATCGTGTATCACTAAGGAGCATTCCATGACAAGTAACCTATTCTTGCTACGCACGAAGGTCAACGACGATGGCTATGATCGTGGATACCCCATAGATCAGTGGAATGCCCAAGCTACGCTTTACTCCGAGCACCTTGAGCACTTCAGTGGCCAATGGCTTGAGGAGACTATCAGCGAGACAAACTTCAACAAGAAGTATCCCCTGCAATACGATCCATGCGTTTTGCCTGTGATGCTCCACAACTCCTTCCTGTATGGCGAGGTGCCAGATGGCGCCGCTGCGCTGGTGCAGCCGCAGGTAGAGATATGGAATGGTGGCGAGAAGAGTACGAACGCCGCTGACACCAAGGCCGCAGAAAAGATGACCAACTTTCTGCGCAGCATTTGGGATGAAAATGGTGCTCGCGCCAAGCAGCTGCAGGTTGGCCTGGACTCACAAGTATTCGGCGGCTTTGTCCTTGGCACGTTCTACGATCCCGAGAGAGAGCTTCTTGATGGCGAGATACCCATCTCCATCTTGCGCTTTGACCCGGCAGACTTCTTCCCGGTGTGGAGGGCATCAGACCCCGACAGGCTCATTGACGTCCAGATTGCTTACGGGATCACGTCAATCCAAGCAGAAGAGCTGGGCGTGAAGATCGAGAACAACATTGCTCTGTATCGGGAGCAGTGGACTCGTGGGGAGTACGAAATCACTATTGACGACAAGGTGGTTACTATTTATGGCAATCCAGGAGAAGGCAAGACCCCCGCCAGCGTTATTCCGTTTGTCTACGTGCCGCATCCCCCGCGCATTGGTTTCTATGGAACATCCCTACTGAGAAGGAAGCTGTCACAAGCTAAGGAGATCAACGACACCATCGTCAACACCGGCGACATCATAGCCGAGGAAGCATTGAACATCCCGGCCATCCGCAATGTCAGGGAGCCGAAGATCACACGCCTGTCCGGTACCAAGCCCGTAATCAACCTAGGTTTCCAACAGGGCGACCGCATACCAGACATCATCTATCCCCCGCAGCGTGGATCCAGCGTAAGTAGCGCCACTGAGCACACCGAATCTCTTGTAAGCAGGCTACGAGGCGAGATGTACTGTTCGCCGGTGCTCTTTGGTGAGTCTGATGGAAGCCAGCGATCGGCGGCCTCATTGCAACTTCAGGCTATTCCAATGGTCGCACATATCCGTATGGAGCGAGCCCTATGCGACGCCGGCATGGCGCGGATCAACAAGAACATTCTGCGCATAGCTGCGGCAAAGGGAGTGGGGGGCATAACGCCCGTGATGGCGAGGAAGGCCAGATTGAAGAGCAACTGGTTCCCCATGATGCCCCGAGACGTCCTTGAAGAAGTAATGTCTCTCATATCCAGGGTACAGTCGAGTACACTATCTCCAGAAACCGCAATCGACAAGATGGGCGATGTACTTGACATTCCCGCAGAACTAGCTAAGATAGAGGCGTGGCAAGAAAAGCAGCGAGAGCAACAAGTGAAGACAACGAATGAAACAAATGCGTATGCCAACACTGGACGCTCTGGTGAGCTTGGTGGAAGACAAACTACTCAACCGAAGAAATAGGAGATACTGAATCATGACTGAAACACCTCCCGCTGGACAGGGCGCAGCCCCCACTGGCACAGTTGATGTTGGCCTGCTTACAGCGCAGCTTGCTGAGGCAAAACAGCTCAACGAGCGTTTGACCGGGACACAGAGCGCCAACGACCGCGCGTTGACTACTCTGAGAACCGAGAAAGAAGCACTCACGAAGGAACTGGTCGATGTCAAGGCCGCCTCACTGTCTGTTACGACAGACCTTAAGGCGAGCCGAACTCAAAACTCAAGCCTAAGCAAGCGTGTTGAAGAACTGGCACCATTCGAGCAGCAGGCCGCGGACAGGACCCTCGAGGTTTCGCAGATGCGTATCGCTGCAGTCCTCGCAGGTTCAAGCCCGGCCATTTCTCTTCTCGTCAAATCCAATGCCCTACCGAGAGCTGATACCGCGGAGGCTTTTGAAACAGCCTTGACGGAAATCGCTGCTGGTCTTGGCGGTGTGATTGGTGATGCTGCACGAGAGCAACTGTCGGGCGTTCGCCCGCCGGGTGTTCAGGGAGCCCCTCCCGCTACATCGGAATCTCTGGAAGAGGAAGCCATGCGGCTTATGGATCTTCCGGGCAGAACCGAAGAGGGACTAGCCATGTGGACTCAGGCACTCGAGCTACGGGCTAAACAAGCCTAAGGAGTAGGTAATGCCTACGTTTACCGCATTGGGGGAAAACTATCTCGTTAGTTCGACCCCCTGGCCCAACACCGAAGCCAGGAACCGAACCTGGTATGTTCCGTATATGATGGAGCCATACATGCGCCAGAGCCTCTGGCACCGTATTGTTCCATTCGCGGTTGATATGTCGGCTGTTCACGCAAAGTCGGCTGTCTTCACCGAACGCATTCCTCCGCAGCCCGACATCAGCGAGCTGGAGTTCCGTGGGATTACGGTTCCGCGGCAGTACTTCGATTCGCGTCAGATGACCGTAGACTTCAAGAGCTACGGTGGTGCGGTTCAGTACCACAAGTGGGACGCTATGATTTTCCAGTTTGCCAAGGCCGCAGAGAGCAACCCGCGCTTGGTCAATGCTGGAATCCCGAATACCAATCTGTCCGGCATCTTGCGCGGCGACCTTGGTGTAACTATGGTCCAGACGCTCGACCTCTTGGCCCGCAACGCCTTCCTCACCAATGCCAAGAACCGCTCTTTCTCGGAAGATGCCACCGGCTTCCATGACATTGCGGCCACTGACACCTTCAACCCGGAGATCGCCCGCGCCGTGAAGCTAGGCGCAGGCTACTCCCAGTATGGTAGCGATGGTATCTTCCCCGCGATTTTGTCTCCCGCGGCTACCTACGCCACTAAGCTGCTTGACAACGACGACAACACATACATGCGCTGGAAGGAAGCTATCGGCGATGCAAAGTTGCTCAACTACGTCATCGGGCAGTTCGAGGACATCACCTGGATTGAAAACTGGCGAATGGTGCTGTGGAACGTGGGCGAAACCCTCGCGTCCGCATCCATCATCCTGGCCGTTGAGCCCGGCGATGGCTCTCCCGATCCTGAGGTCTCCGCCTCCAACGTCGATGCTCACTGGGCAACTGGTGCGGCCGACGCTACCCACTACATCCAGCTCTCCAACATCACCGATCCCGGCACTGCCGAGACCGGCTTCAAGGTCAACGACATGATCACACTCTGTCGTGAGGTTGGTACCGAGGACAGTGCGCTCGAGACCTCCGGCTCGGCAGTCTGGAACGGCGAGAAGAACATCGACGTCCAGATCGTGGCGATCAACTACACGACCAACCGCATCAGCCTCCGCTACCCGGTCCTCAACGAGAACTACTTCACCGCTCTCGGGACTGGATTCTACGGTAATGTGATCAAGGCGCGGCCGGTTCACGCGGCCATCTTCCTCAAGAGGGGTCTTGGAGATCCCGGTGTTGGGGGCGTGGTTATGGAGCCACCGACCTTCTACATCAACCCTCCGCAGGACCAGCGTCACGCGGTTTGGGGCTTCAGCTGGGACAGCTACCTGGGTTACAGCATGATGAACCCCGACTCCTACGAAGTCCACTTCTATGCCGGACATATCCGCCGCGGTGGAACCGTGCTAACTTTGTGAAAATGGGCAACATAACTGTGCTGGATAAAGACAGTCTTCCCGAGAGGTAGGTGTGGTATGAATTATGGGAGCTTGAAGCTAGTTGTGGGGCGCAAGGTCAATGACTCTTCTGCGCTGAAGTATGCGGAGTCGATTCTTGACAATACCAATGCTGCCCTGCGCGTGCTGGCTTCCATCCACACAGGCCTAGCTTCAACCTTTGACATCACCGGGGATGGGGAGACTACACAGTTTTCCCTCCCCGGTAACTGTGTTGATGGTCGCATACAGGGCGTTTACCACACTGACGACGATATCTGGCTGACCAAGGTTGACTTCTTCCCGGGGGCCTCACTTGACTTGGGCTACTATGTGTGGCCAAACTCTCTGATCAACTTCAACCCCTACATAGGCGAGGACGATATCATGCGCCTTCACTATGTAGCTTACTACTCCGAGATAGCGACCGATGCAGACGTGCTCTCAATTCCCACCTGGGCGATAGAGGCGGTTGCGCTCTATGCTGCAGGACGGACTCTGGAAGACCATTCTGCGCAGTATGCCCAGCTTGGCCAGGTGAGGACCAGAATTGACTCTGGTAACCCCGAGGACCAACCTGTTTTGCGGTTGGCCGAACGCTACATTCAGCAATTCTATGACCTGATCAATCAGCACCCAGTACAGGGTACCCACTATCTATGAGCGCCAATGCGATCTCCTACGAGCTCCTAGCGTCACTCAAGAGACACATCGACTCCCTTTGGGGCGGGGACGTGTATGAGCTAGACGGAACGCAGTCGCAGGTGGCGTTTTGTCCAGACGACCTTGTAGAGCTG